TCTTCTCCGGGATCTGTCTCTGGAACCCATGTGATAGTAGAAAGCCCGCCCTTACCAGGCGCGCCCTACTTTCTACAAGGCCCATTTACCACCAAGGAAACTTGGTTGGATAGTGTCACCTTCGGGAATAATATCCCTGGGTGGCGAGACAAGTTGAAGAATGGCCAGTCGGCCACTACAACGATGAACGGAGTTGCTACCACTGCCCGTGTAACAAATGGGCACTCTATCTTCCTCTATAAATGGGGAGGACAAGTGTGGAAGCAGGAGATGACGGGGAGTCACAACATATGGTTGGTACCCCCTGCTCAGGACCCTCTAGACTTGGATGATGCGAGATCCAACGCTGAGGCACTCGGAAAGTTCAACCAGTCAATCCGTTCAGTCTACACCGCCCTAGAGGGTGGGGTAGTCGTCGGAGAGCTTGGCCAGACTTTACGAATGATCAAGAATCCAGCTCAGGGCCTTAGACGATCAGTGGACGCCTTTCACGACTTGGCAACCCAAGTCCGCAGAAGATTTCCAGCGACTCGTCTCTCCTACCGTAAGGTAGCAGAAGCTCTGTCTGATTTATGGCTTGAAGCTCAATTCGGGTGGCGACCTCTGCTGAACGATGTTAAGGACGGGTGCGATGCACTCGACAAACTTAACACCGGACGGCCTCTCTCTGTTCGCCGGGTAACCGGTCGCAGTGAGAGTAAGGTCGATTTCCCGTGGACCCATAGTAGCTCCCTAGTGGGAGTTACGAGTTGGGGCCTTGATGAGCGTGTGGTAGGAACCGTTCAGACGGTATACCGCGGTGCCGTAAGAGTAGAAGCTCTTTCCCCAGGACAGATGGATGCGCGCTTGTTTGGTTTCGACCTTGCAAGCTTCGTACCTACAGCCTGGGAATTGATCCCTTACTCGTTCTTGATCGATTATTTCTCCAATGTTGGAGATATAATCACAGGGTGGTCGAATCTCGGTGTGAATATAGCTTGGTGCAATCGCACCTCGCGTAGGAGCATTGAGAAAACCGTGACTTCTCGGGAGCAACTACCAAGAAACTCCCTCGTCACTTCGGTCACCTTCGCCCCAGCCAAGTATGTCTGTACTAAGAGACGCGTCCTGCGGACAGAGTACACCGGCACAACAGTGCCAGGCTTTGTCTTTCAGGTGCCCAGTTTGGGCAGTTTGAAATGGCTAAATATAGCCGCTCTTATCGTGTCTCGAAATTCAGACCGTCAATGGCGCTACGATTAAGTTCCATTAGGAGACTCTTATGACGAAGATCAAAGATCTCGCCGTAATGGCGGTAGACAATGCGTTTATGCAATTCCCTGTTGACTCGGAGCGTTATGAACTCCGGGCCACCCTGACTCGTTACCGTGAGGTGACGCGTTGGGAAAGCAAGGATGAGCGCATTAATCGGTTCGTTCTTGACCTCGACGGTCAGCTTCTTAAAGCTGCTCTAAGTTACTATCAAGTTCACAACGACTTGTCCTTCTCCCACTCGAAGTTGACCCAGGATCGTGCTCGCCGCGTTGAAGCGACGATCATCACTTGGGT